CAGCAGGAGTAACATATGGTTTGAACTTCCCGTTTCAAAATTCAATTAAAGGAGATTATCTCCAACTTACAGAATTAGAATCAGAAGAAATTAAGGCAGATTTAATACATCTTTTATTAACAAGAAAGGGTTCAAGATATTTTCTACCCGATTTTGGTACAAGATTATATGAATTTTTATTTGAACCATTTGATGGTTTGACTTTCGACGCAATACAATCCGATATTAGAGATGCGGTCGGAAGATTTATGCCCAACCTACTATTAAATAATATTACAATAACTCCATTAGACCCAATGGAAGAATATGATTTAAGTACAGGACAAGCAACAGCTGGTACAAGTAGTTCACCAATATATAGGTTTCCTGGTAAAGGAACCGCTGAATATACTGCAAAAATTAAAATAGACTACTCTAACAACAAAAATACTTTTGCACAAAGTGATTTTGTAATCATCAATATTTAATAATAATGGCTAATCGTAAAATATCGTATACAACTAGAGATTTTGAAGGTATAAGAACCGAGCTTCTAAATTATGTAAGGACATACTATCCAGAATTAATTCAGGATTTTAATGACGCATCAGTATTTTCAGTTTTTATTGATTTAAATGCCGCTGTTGCCGATAACTTACACTATCATATAGATAGAAGTGTTCAAGAGACTGTGTTACAATATGCACAACAAAGGTCTTCAATTTATAATATTGCCAGGACTTATGGTTTAAAATTACCAGGACAAAGACCTTCAGTTGCTTTAGTTGATTTCTCAATCACAGTTCCAGCTTATGGAGATAAAGAAGATGAGAGATATCTTGGTATTCTAACAAGAGGTTCTCAAGTAACAGGAGCGGGAATTGTATTTGAAAATATTTACGATGTTGATTTTTCATCACCATATAATGCTCAAGGTTATCCGAACAGATTAAAAATACCTAACTTCAACGCCAACAATGTATTAATAAATTATACAATTACTAAAAGAGAACTTGTTGTAAATGGTATCACAAAAGTATTCAAAAGAGTTATTACACCAAATGATGTGGTTCCATTTTTTGAATTATTCTTACCTGAAAAAAATGTTTTAGGTATTACAAGTGTTCTATTAAAAAGTGGTACAGAATATACAAACACACCTACAGCTGCAGAATTTTTAGGAGCATCTAATAGATGGTATGAAGTAGACGCTTTAGCAGAAGATAGAGTTTTTGTTGAAGACCCTACAAAGGTTTCAGACCAACCTGGTATTAAAGTTGGTAGATACATACAAACATCAAATAGATTTATCAGTGAATTTACACCCGAAGGATTTAAGAAAATGACTTTTGGTGGTGGAACAAACACAGCCCAAGACGCACTTAATCAATTCACAACGGTAGGTGCAACTTTAGATTTACAAAGATATATGAATAACTTTTCATTAGGTTCTACATTAATTCCAAATTCAACATTATTTGTTCAATACAGAGTTGGTGGTGGTTTGGCAACAAATTTAGGAACTAATGTTATTAATCAAATTGGTACAGTTTCTTTTTATGTTAATGGTCCTTCTGAATTGACTAACTCATCTGTTGTTAACTCTTTAAGGGCTAATAACGTTACAGCAGCTGTTGGTGGAGCAGGAGTTCCTTCATTAGAAGAAATTAGAAACTACGTTTCATTTAACTTTTCCGCTCAAAAAAGAGCGGTAACTGTTCAAGATTACGAATCAATTATTAGAAATATGCCATCTGAATTTGGTGCACCAGCTAAGGTATCAATAACAGAAAACGACAACAAAATTTTAATTCAACTTTTATCTTATGATACATCAGGTAAATTAACAAACTTGGTATCTAACACATTAAGACAAAACGTAGCCAATTACCTTTCTAATTATAGAATGATGAATGACTATATTTCAATATTAAGTGCAGAAGTTATTGATTTAAGTATTGAAGTTTCAATTGTATTAGACTCTGCACAAAATTCAGGACAAATTATTTCGAATGTTATCGATAAAGTTAATACATATTTCAATCCACAAACAAGACAATTAGGTCAAAATGTATATCTATCAGAACTTAGAAGTATAATTCAAAATCAAAATGGTGTATTAACCGTTGCGGGATTAAATGTTTATAACATGGTTGGAGGACAATATTCTTCAGCACAAACATCTATGGTATATTCGGACCCAGCAACTAATCAAATTCAACCTGTTGATGATACAATTTTTGCACAACCTTCTCAGGTTTATCAGATTCGTTATCCAAACAAAGACGTTAAAGTCTTAGTCAAGAATTTCCAATCTGTGACTTTCTCTTAACACATTTATTTATTAAAACTTTGACTTATAATTTATAATGTGTATGTGTGCACCTTGAAAAATAACACATAAACTATTTATAAGTTAAAGAGATTTTAATGGGTCAATCCTACAGAATAAAAACCGATATTGGGGTAAACAAAACAATCAATGTAGATTTAGAACAAGATTTTGAATTTTTAGAGATTCTATCTCTAAAGATACAACAAACAGATATCTATACAAGAAATTGTGCGGACTATGGTGTGGTTGTTGGTAGAGTTACGGCAAATAACGGATTCGGTCTTCCAAATGCTAGAGTTTCAATTTTTATACCAATTGAGGTAGTTGATGAATCCAATCCAATTATATCATCGATATACCCTTACAAATCGCCAAGTGATAAGAATTCAGACGGATATAGATATAATCTATTACCTTATGAAAAATCTTATTCAACGCACGCAGCAACAGGAACATTACCATCGAGGTTAGATGCACTTACAGGTTCAACTGCCGTTGAAATATACGACAAATATTACAAATTCACTTCTAAAACAAATGAGAGTGGAGATTACATGATAATGGGGGCTCCATTAGGTACTCAAACCGTTTTTATGGATTTAGATTTATCTGATATAGGTCAGTTTTCTTTAACTCCACAAGATTTAGTTAGAATGGGTAGAGCTACCGAAGCTCAAGTTGCTGGTTCCAATTTTAGGACATCACCAAATTTAAACGCATTACCTCAAATAGTTTCTTTAAATAAAACTATTGAAGTTTCTCCTTTATGGGGAGACCCAACAATTTGCCAAATAGCAATCAACAGAATTGATTTTGATTTAAGAGATGATTTCAATATTGATATTGAACCCACTGCAACATTTATGGGCTCAATGATATCGACTCCTGACAAATATAGAGTAAGGTCTGATAGCAGACCAAAAGATGATATGGGAAACCTATGTAATCTTATAGCGGGAACAGGTCAGATATTGGCAATTAGACAAACAATAAACCAAGATTCGGGTGGAAACCCTGTTTTGGAACAATACCAGTTAGAACAATCGGGTAATATAATTGACGGTTCGGGAAGTTGGTTAACCGAATTACCAATGAACTTAGATTATATTGTAACAAATGAGTTCGGTGAACAAGTATTATCTAATAATCCTGCAATAGGAATCCCAACAAAGGCTAAATATAGATTTAAAATCAAATGGTCCCAACCACCTACATTGAATGAGGAAACAAAGAGACCTTATTATCTTTTACCTAATGTAAGAGAATATGGTTGGAGTGGCTTAACTAAAACTAATAAGTCCTCTTACAATCCTAACATTAATCCTGATAATATCACATCACAAAAACAATTGAATAGCTCATATTATTTTGGATTAAATTGGACAGGATATACTCAAGGTTTTGATTCGGGTTCAACTCCCACAGATATTGAATTATTAAATTCGAAAATTAATTGTGAGGACACTTTTTATTTATTTGAATTTAACAGAGTTTATACAGTTGCAAGTTTGATAAGTGAATATAAAAAAGGAGCAAAAGGTAGGTTTATTGGCATCAAAGAAATTGATAGCAGCGATTGTGAGGCAACAACAAACAAATTCCCCACAAACGACGGGTTTAGGAACTTTGATTTTTTATTCTTTTTGTTTTCAATTTTGATGCAAATATTTCAACTAATAGGAATACCATTGTTAACAATATATCATTTTGTTGCATTTTTATGGAATAACTTTGCAGTACCTTTATTATTATTACTTATAACTTATTTCGGATACTTGGGTTATCAAGAGACTGCCTTAGGAATTGCTGCTTTAAGTGGTGGTGCAATTTCTTGGGGAATGATTGCATTAGCCGCACCATTTTTTCTAAAAGCGGCGCTGTATGCTGCACTCGTATTACTTTTAATCAGTAAATTTAGTCAAATTGTTGCTTATACCTTTGGTAAAATTAAATTACCTATGATAACTTATCCTGAATGTTCAGCTTGTGATTGTGATGGACAAACAGTAGCACCTTCGGGAAGTGCCTCTAACGATTCGGTACCTCCTCCAGGCATTTTTACACAATTGTCAAATTCAGGTTTATATGTAAACAATTTAACAATAATTGAACAAAAAGATGCTAGAACGCCAACAAGTGATGAAAACTATGACGTAAATAATTCACTATCCGCAAGCATGAAAGCCATGGCGGTTGCAGGATATTCATCTCAACCCAAGAACAACAATCAGTTCAAAATTAATCAAAGTACAATACAAACATATCCAAACCAAGATAAAAAGTTTGCGGTTGGAACTAGTTTACCGCCTGGTGAAAGAGTAAATGTATTCAATACAAGAAAGAAATATTTTGATAATGTTAATAAAATGAAAGTAACGTTTGCATCAGATTCAAATAGTACATTTCATTTCGACAATACTATAAGTGTTTTAGCATCTCAAGAATTACAACCAGGAACTTTGTTGAGTTTTATAAATCCAAATTTAAGTAACGACGTTAACTATACTTATACTGGATTAACAAATGGTGCTGTAGTCAATGGTATTACAGGCACAACTCAAACGGGTTCAACAACAATTAATGTCAATTACGCAACATCTCAAACAACAGATTCTACTGTACTTTATACATTACCTTATGGGGCAACTGATGATTTAAGGTATGAGTTCCCATCTGATATTGAATACTATCAAGTATTAACGGCAATAACTATAACAAAAACAGTGGTTAATGGAGTTGCAACGTATAACATACCAAATGTCGGACCAAATGATTCTATTTGGGCTGCTATTACAACAATAAATCCAACAGTAGTATACAAACAACTATCTAATGGTGGTGGATATGGCATAGACTATTCCGAAAATTATGAAACATCAAGTTTTGAATCTTTTGAACAACAAAAAATATTAATTTTACAAAGAGGGGTTGACCCATATTCACCACTTTATATTAATAGATATGGTATAGGTAAAGTTTTAGGTTTTACTAACGAAGATGATGTTGTGTTTACAGCACAAACTAGATTGAATATCCCAATTCAAAAACTTTCAAATTTATCACCAATAAGTGTTCAATCACATAATAATCAAAATAATATATTTTATTCATCATATATTTTCAATCCAGGTAATCAATATTCTAGTTATAAAACGTCAAATGTAGGATACTATGGGGCATTAGACGCAAACTTACCAAGTGTTAGTTCTTTGAACGGAACATCAAATGCAAATCAATTTGTAACAATCGTTTCTGTTGGTAATGTTAGTGGAGTTGTTTCCAAAACCTCGAATAGATATTATTATCAAGCCATTGCTGAGGGGGCTTACGATTCTTCAGAAGATTTATCAGGTGCTGGTATACTATATGGTCAAAGTCAAGTTGGTAATGGACCATTTCCTTCAACTTATTTTAGTCCAATATTGTATCCATCTTTCACAGGAACAAGTATGTTAGACATGCCGAATTCTAACAAAATTGTTATGAGAACTGACAGATTGCCATCATCGGATTTTATAGATGATAGTTCTAATTATAATGGTAGTGTTAGTTTACTACAACAAAATTTATCTTTCTCAGTTTACGCTCTTACACAAAACGGAACATCAGTCACGTCTGCAAGATTTAGCACAGGTGCGGATATTGTTACATCAAATATTGCAAATCAAGTTGGAGGACTGCAAGTCATAGAGAGTCTAAGTAGTTGTTCTCAAATGGTAGGTTTGAATTGTTATAGTGGATTCTCAGGAACTTTTGGTATTTCTAATGGATGTCAAGATAACGATTCGGTACAAAACGGATGTTACGTTTTGGTAAATAATCCTTTAGTTGATTTAGTGAAGGATGTTAAGGCCTTCGAAGAGTGGGCTTACAGATTTAGATTTTTCTATGGTTTATGTAGAGGAGTGTTATCACAATCATTTATGAATAATTGGGTTAATGGTGTTTTATATGCATTTCCAATTCAAGTTGATACCTATTATGATAGTCAAAATAAACCTATGGCACCTATCTTTACAAAAGAGCTGGTTCATTTTGATAAATCAACAAATAATTTCTATTATAGAAGCTCACCGTATAAACCAAATGAAACAATGCCATTTGTTGGTGCACCACCAAGTGCAATTTCTAGTTTGAATGATAGAGAATTATTATTTCCAACTACAATTATCAATTTAGGTATAAAGGCTCCTTTCTACCAAGAAATTATTTTTGACCCATCTGCAAGGGCCTATATAATGAAGTCACTTAATTCCACGAGTTATTCCGATACTTCAGACCTAGTGAACTTGTTTGTAATTTCAAGAATTGCGGATTCATCATTTTTGTCTGAGTTGATATCATTAGGTGACAACGGGCTAAATAAATTATTTTCTAGAGATGAAAAAAGAATCGATGGTGACCTAGCTCAAAATATTTCAATTAATAGTGAGTATGGTGTAGTGCCATTTTCTCCTGATTTTTACTCCTCAAATGGAAGTGATAATTCTGCAGTGGCAATATATGGTGGACAAGGTAATGCAACCATGGGAATTTTCTTTTCATCTACAACTGAAAATTTACAAAATAAAGATTTTATTACTCCAGGTGTTATTGATTTTAGACCATCAGCAAATATAAATGCAATTACCTATCCGTATGGAATATTCTCACAATTGGTACCATT